GTTTACAACAGTCCATTATAAAAACAGAATAATATTTTTATAATGAATAAAATAACGTTGAAAAAAGAACTACGAAAAAAGAACTACGAAAAAAGAACCTAAGTAAATTTGTCGATAACATTAATAACTACTAACCCCATAATAGCAAACCAAGGACTATACTTGAAAGAAACAAATGTCCACAACCCAACTATTAACGCTACTAAAACATTATGTCGTGGAAGAACCTTATAGTAATCAACAGTTCTATTATATATAAATAACGAAACAATTAATGATATTAACAGTAACCTCATATATAATTAACCAATAAAATAAAATCTAAAGTAACCGTGATGCATTATATTAACTGTTTCTTGTGTGGCATCTTTGTCATTGTAACCCTTTTTAATTAAATTATTGTAAATAGATTTTGAACGCATTAGACGACCTACATAACCAAATGTCATTACAGCAAAGAGAGAAAATACGAGTAAATTAGTATTTATTTTTAAACCGAATGTGTTTTTGATGATTAACACAGCGATAGAATAAACAATAGTATGTAATGCAATACTATAGAAGACCGCCATATTTAACAATTCGATGTATGTAAAACTAGGATCAATCGTTTTAAAATATAAATCGGTAAAGTAATTCATATAATATATAATAATAAAAAATTGAATTCATATATGAGATAAATCGAAATGTATTAAAAAAAAATGTCTTTTACAAAACTTAACTGCGTGGTTTGTCTAGACAATTCAGATATATATGTAAGTTGTCCACATTGTAAAGAAGGAAATTACTGTAAAGAATGTATAACTAAACTGGTAAGTGATGATACCCATAAAAAATGTCTAATATGTAGACGCGAGAATTGGTATAATGATGATACAAGAATGCAAGAAATAATCACCGCTAATAAAGAACAAAAGGTAGAAATATTGGTTCACAGTGATGTTGATAATAATAATGACATTAATCTTGATAATAATGACATTAATCTTGATAATAATGACATTAATCTTGATAATAATGATATTGTTGATAATAATAGATTATTCTCCTGTGAAAAAATAATTAAATCTTTATTAGCAGTGCTTACTCTAAATACTATAACATTTATAGGGTGGCTCTTTCTATTTAATATATGTAAATATGAAATTACTAGCCCAAATTTTAATAAAGATGCTTATAAATTTGTATTGTCATTATTGGTAGGACTGGCACTATTCATAATATGTTTTATAATAATACTGTGTATTTATAAAATATACAGTTGCTGTTTAAAAACAGAGTTATTAAATTGTATTAATATTATCATGATAATATTGTTTTTAACATTTACAATATTAATTGGCTATTATAGTACCTTTTATCTATGTAAATTAAATGATAAATACAAGGAAAATATCCATGAGAATAATATAATAATAGGATTAATATCATTTTCAGTTGGAATTTTAATCTATGTATTAATCCTCATAGCTGTTATAGTAATCAAAGCTATATATTATTGTTTGCGTGAAATATGCGGTGACGATTGTGCCGATTGTATTTGTCATCCACTAACTATTTTGGTATTACTGCTAATTTCAGTATTTATTATAGAATTAGGAAATACCATAGTATTTGAGATGGGTGGTGCTAATTTAAATGTAAAGGAAGAAAATTATGAAGTCATTAAAAATACAATTGGATTAGTAGTAGGATATGTAATTGTTATTATTGCAATATGTCTAATTGTATGTTGTAACTATATTTGTTGCTATAAAAGAAATGAAATAAGTGATATTGAATCAGACGAGACAGAAATAGTATAAATTATATGAACTCTAATAGTTTAATAATATCAATATTGAGATAAATGTATAGTAGATTAATTATTGTAACTAAAAAATAAATATAAGATGACCTATTAAAATTGTGAAAAGCTCTACATTCGTATATAAATTCACAGAATTTTATATTAAAAAGATAAATAAAGGGCAATCCAAGTAAAATTATTATATAAAAAAGCTCTCTTTTATATTTTTTCCATGTTTTATGAATAATATAACAACTAACGGTGCAAACTAATGAATATTGTGCTGAAAGTAATAATTTTGGCGAGTTTTCGGTTATTAATATGTTTTTACAACCGTAGCAAATATACCATGTTGTTGAAAAACAATATATAAAAAACAATATTAACAATATTGGTGTTGGTTTTATGGTTATAAATATAATAATAAACGAATAAACGTATATTATATAAGTAATTATTTCGTATATCAAACGCATATATAATTAAATAATATAATAAATAATTGCAGTAAGGATAATCATATTAATAGAATAATGATTATAATCTTCAATGTCATTCCAATTGTGTTTGGTTCCCATAAGAATATCAAATATATCAATACCATAATTAGAATAAATATCTAGATGGTGGTCTTTATGAACACTAGGTTCTATATATGTATAGTTAATAATATGGAAGGACGCATAAAATATACCCCAAAAAAGAAACATTCTCCAATCCATCATATTGTAGAGCGAGCCGGCCATAACACCAATAGCACCTTGCATAAAGAAATTATTAACACCTTCTAATAACTGGTTATTAGTTTCCTTATTTATATTCGAATTGTGGTGTGTAATATGATGGAAATCAAGAAACCATGTAAAATTTCGAATACACCTATCAAGACAGGGTATATTTTTGTAAATTACAGGGTAATCATCGTACATCTTAGTATAATGAATGTGATGAGAAATCATATGTATAAAGTAACCGGAAAAAGCAATGTAGCAAAATGAAAGCAACATAGTAATAAAACTCCTTTTATTGGAAGGTTTACAAGAAAGAAAATAGATAGATATAACAGTAATAATGTAGAATGGATAGTTAATTAAAATGTGATTTTTAAGGACTTCGCTTTGCTCTTTAAAACTGATTTGATAAACTTTATTTTTATGTTTTTTAATTTTTTTAACTTGTATACCTTTTTTTTTAGTATACCTTGGCATAATAATATATTACGTTTTTTTTTTAAGAATAAATACATATAAATATATATGTTCATTTCAAAGAATTCAAAAGTAAAAATAATAGATATATTGGAATTATTATGTAAAAAAACAGGAATATCTAATCATTCATTAGGCGTAATGATTCGCAGTTATCATTTTGGAATGCCCTGTGCATTTATGTTTACAGTCTTATTATGTAATCATTTATTAGCATATATATCGGTAATATATTATTCATTAATATTGATATGTTATATAATATTTCAGGGGTGTTTTGTAAGTATGTTAGAAAACAGGTTATGTAATGATAAATTTAATATAGTAGATCCATTTTTAGAGTTAAATAGCGTAGATATAAATTACAATACAAGAAAAATAGTAACAACATATATAGCAGTTTGTTATACAATGATTTTTTATGGTATATATTATTTTAGGTTTTATTATCTGGAATCTTAACAGACAAATTATTGGTTAAATAACCAAGAATAGTAGCTCCCCAAACTATCCACATACATTTAATATTATATGAAGATAGTGATAGTGTATAACGTAGTGCTTCACAGTGTGGAGCATTAATTAATAATATGGATTCTAGAAATCCAATAAAACCCGGCGGTGTACAAAATTTAACATATCCCCATGGCACAGCATAATGAATAATAAGCCAAACGAAAGGCCCAAGTGCTATAATGCGTTTCATTAATTAGAAATTATTTATAATTAATTAATAAATCAATTTTTATTTTATTATTTTGCTAGATATTTATTCCTTGTATTTTGTAAAATGAGGAGATTATTTCATCAAATCAAATGTTTTTACATATTCGATTAGTGGTTTACGTTTAATAGACATTTTGGGAGTTAAATATGTTTGCATTTTTTTTGGATTAATAACTACAACGTGTTTAATCTTCATATATGTACTCAAGTCTTCATTAATTAAGTCTAATTTTGTTTTCGAAACTTCTTTGTCTGTAATAAGCGTGTTATAATCTCTATTCTCTCCATAAATTATAAAATTCGATTTTAAAAATTTACGAATAGTATTTTCGATTCGCGCAACACTAACAAATTTACCATTGCTTAGTTTGTAATTTTCACTAATGCGCCCATGAAAGAAGAGAAAATCATCCTCTATTTTTCCACTATCTCCTGTTCTATACCATAGTTTGTTATCTTTTTCAAAAATACTTTTATTTGTAGCTTCTTCATTGTTCCAATATCCTTGCATAACATTGGGTCCAGATACGCATATTTCACCGTTTACAATTTCTACTTCTACATTTTTAAGAATTTTACCAATAGAATCTGTATTTCTAGGCTCAATGTGATGATTAACCGATACCATTGGAGCAGTTTCAGTACATCCATAACCTTCACATATGTGAATTCCATTATCAATATAAAATTGTTTAGTATAACTGTCTAATTTTGCACCACCAACAAATACAATATTTAAATTATTGCCAAATAGATTACTAATTATATATGGTAACACTTTTTTAATAATAGGTTTATCGAATATTTCAAGTCGTTTTTTGATAGTTTCTAATACTTTTGGAACAATGTATATTGATTTAGGTTTTACTTCGTTTGCTTCTGTTACAAATTCATTTATATTAGAACCAATAAAAGTTTTATTATCAAACATTAAGTTGTAATATAGCTCACAAGTTAAACTATAAATATGTGCCCACGGAAGAATATTCAAACTATCGTAATTTTCTAATTCACCAAAGCGGTCATTCATAGAATCTAAGTTCGATAATATATTTTCATGCGAAACAATGACACCCTTTGGGTTTCCAGTGGTTCCCGACGTATAAATAAGCGAAGCAATATCATTCTGAGATTCAATATTAATATTCGGCGAATTATTATCACAATTAAGTTTATTTGTTATGATTTCAATGTCCATATTATTACTGTAAATGAATTTCTTCAAAGGAGATGAATCGATTTCTGTATATTTGTTTATTGTGTCTGTGATTAATAATTTTGGTTGGCAATCGTCAACAATAAGATTACAGTAATTGAATGATTGATTATGATACATCGGAACCCATATACCCCCAACAGAATAGCAGGCCATATTCCACGCAACCCATTCCACTGAGTTATTACCCTTATATGCAACACGGTCTCCATTAGAAATTCCATAGTGTTTTAATTTATATATACCATCGCTTATCATATTATTTAATTCCGCGCGAGATGTATTTTTCCATAAGTTTTTTTCTTTATGACCCAATATATTGAAATTACTATCTTTTTCAAGTGTTTTTAGAAAGGATTTAACCAGATTTCTTGACGAAGCCATAATAGATAAAGTAAT